CAGACTCTATAGGGAGCATTAGAACAAAGGTTAGAATTAATTTGTTTGAAGCAAATAATGTTTTGTTAGCACAAGCAATTGATAAGTATATGTCTATCAATGATAAAACTAACTATAAAGAACAGGCTTACGAGTTAGGGTTTAATAACTTTGCACCAACAGTATTAAAAGATAAATACCTAGAACTTATTGCTCAAATCTAGTTTTTTTGTTAAACTTGTCTTTAAGTATTTTATTAAATATACTATTAAATGAACTGTCTGCACTAGACAAATATGTATGATCATCTATGTTTAAATTATAAGACTTAAGAACTAGTGGTCCAGAATTGTAAACCTTAACGTCTTCCATTTGTGTGCCACCAACATTAAATTTGTTTCCATATATAGATCTCCATAAAAATTGATCTAAAAGTTCTAGAACTATTTTTAATTTTTCTTTTTCCATAATCATTGGAACGTGAAGTTCATAGTCTAGTGGGTTCTCAAATCCCAACGCTTTAAGTTTTTTATATGTGCCTGAAAGTTTTCTGGTGTATTGAGAGTTGCCATTTAATTTTTGGTATAGGTTTATTTTATCTAATAGGAAACCACTGTGAAAATTTTCTATTCTGTTTATTTTTTTAATAATATAAAAGTCATCATTCATTAAGATAAATGATTCTGATATTTCTTGTGAAAAACAAATTGTTTCTAAATTTTTTACAGCATTTTTATACTTTGACTCTTTTTGTTCTACCTTTATGTAATTGCCAACATACCAATCAGGTTTACCGCCAACAACCCATATGTTTGCTTCTGGAAAACTTTCAATGACAGATCTAATTGAATATTTTAATTCTTCGTTTATTCCATCTTTACATATATATACAAAGTCCATACTTCTCCATTATAAAAATTAAGAAAGGCGAATCTATTTTATTAAATTCGCCTCTCCTAATTAACCAACTACTTCTTTTTAGCAGCAGCCTTTTTCTTTACTGGAGCCTTCTTAGCAGGTACAATCTTGCTAAGTGCATCCGAAACGGCACCTGTATCTGGCAATACGCCAAATGCTTTGTCATTAGGGTTGAGTGCTCTCAATGCAACGGGCGCTAAAGCAGCAACTAATGCAGCCCAAAGATCTTTTGGATCTGTTACGCCAGCCATGTAAAGTGCAATTACTGAACCAAGGACAGATCGTCCGTATGATGCTAGCATTGCCTTTGCCTTATCGTTTAATAAGTTATTCATTATTCCTCCTAGGATATAACTTGTGTTAGTGTTTTATAGCCAATCCATAAACCAATAATTCCTGCGACTCCCGCAAAAACTGGTGGTGCTGGTACTGGCAATTTGAATGCTGCGAACACAACACCGCATCCAAAACCTGTGATAATTGATAACAGAACATCTTTCATGTTACTTTTTCCCTTGATTCATTTCTGGTAAAAGTGCTAAAAGTTTGTCAGAATAGTTGTCCAAACCCTTTACCTTTAACTCATCTGAAACCTCTTTAATGGTTTGTTGTGACTTTTCAATATATTCAAATGCCCAGTCTCTAGAGTCGGATAGAAATTTTATAAAGTTTTCTTTATGTAGTGTATCGTCAGACATATTGACACCACTGTTGGCTTGAGAGTTTAATTCTTCAAGTGCCCTGTTTTTTATAAAAAGTTCAGCCAATAATAGGTTAGACTTTTTTAGTTTATCAAGGGTAGCCCAATAGGATAGTCCGAAGGAAAAAGACAGGGTAGCAAAAAATATAAGAAACATCATCTCCATACTATCTATTGTACTCCATTCCTAATAGCGTGAGTTGTCCAATAATATAAACATTTATCGCAACAAGGCTTATTATCTTTACTCTGGGTGTCTTTATAAAACTCTGCATAATAAATATGATCTTTACGATAAAGATTGGCTCTATGGGTAATATTTACACGATTTACATGAGATGCTTTACTCCAGACTGGCTTATTAGTACCCCACAGATGCCCAGAAACGGCCTCTAGAGCCTCTATGTTGGCCTCATTCTTGTCTGTCTTAATACCTCTAAGGCTAGCCTCTTTAATCATGGCTTTTGTGTATACTCTTAATGATTTTTCAGCGTTCTTCCACATAAGTACCGCTGGATGGTTGCGCCATGCACCTGAAGCGGATTGACCAGATAAAACTTTAAGTATTTGGTAGGACTCTAATATCTGTTTATTTAAACGTTTATTGTCAAGAGTCTCAGCACATTGATCAAAATTTTTGTATGGTAAAAAAGTTTGCATTAATCATCTTCTTCAATGTCAAATAAATCTAAATCTGATAACTGACTAAGCCTTGAAGCAAAAAATAAACTAACTGCAACAAGAGCAGATATAATTGATAATACTAATATAATTATTTTCTTTTTCATTTTGTTATTGTTGCTCCACATCTTAAACATGCTGCATAACTTTTACCAGTAAATGGACAAGAGCCAGCGTCAACAAGATTGTGTGATTTTATTTTACAAATAAAAAATAATGCAATTTGTTTTATCATTTTATTGCCTCTCTGGTTACTAAAACTATGGCTCCACACTCTTCTAAAGCCTTTTTTAATTTTACAACATATTGGAGTGCTGATATTTTATCATCATGCACCATGTGCAAAAACTTTTTTTCATCTAATTTTACCGTAAGAAAGTGCTCATTGTCAATAATCTCTACACCAAATCCTTTGGGGGGTGTAATTGAATGTACAGCCATACGCATAGAATTTGTATACATTATTTTCTTCCCCATTGAATATAGTTCCACCCACGCTCATGTGCGTAGTATATAAATATTTTAACTACCGTTTCCCAAAACGCAATCGTTACAGAAAGAACAGCGTTCTTTGTTATAACATAGGCAACAGCAACAGAAGAAAGAGTTCCCCAAATTCTGTAACTTAATGCTTTAGCAAATGATCTAGCCCTTGTTACCCTCATCTTTGTCTCCAAACATAAGTCTTTCCTCTGCTTTGTTAATTCCTTCACCCGCATTAATAAATTGTTTAAATACCCAATTGCTTGCGTTTTTCAGTAGCCGAAATAGCATGAATATCTGCCCCCAAGTCTACTTGCTCAATCTTATATCCTACATCTCTGCCGTATACGATGTTGGTAATGTTTGGCATCTTTATTACCATTGCTTTATCCATATACGAATCTTTTGATATATATTCTTTTACTTCATTAAAAGTAAGAGGATCTTTTTCTGTTGTTCCATGTGTATTTCTAACACCAACCATTACCTGTTCTGTACGGTTTTGTGCTTCTGTATAAAGAGCATGATGTCCTTCGTGCCATGGTTGATAACGACCAAGCATTAATGTAGTTGGCTTACTCCAGTCATGTAATCCAAAGCCTTCTATAATAATATTAAGTCTTTCTTCCATTGGAATTGTTTTATCAAAACACATATGAAAAATTTCTGGATATTGAAAAATTTTTTCCGTATCTTCATATTTACCTTTTTCAAATGTATTCATCCAAATCAATCTATCTGGTTCTCCAAAGGCATCTCTTGTTTCTTTTGTTGGATTAACAAAATCTACAACAACGTGATGTCCTTGATTTGAAAGAATTCTTGAAATTGCACCAAGACGACGGGATTGTTCAATTCTATCTTCTATTGTAAATCCTAAATCTTTACTTAAATCAGATCTTACTTCATCAGCATTAAGGTGAATTGCGTTAATTCTTTTTACTAGTTCCTTGGCTAATGTTGTTTTACCAGATCCTGGTAGACCTATAATTTGTATAATCATTTTGCTATTCCTCCATTGTCAGTGATTGCCATGTTTTAGACCAATCGTCTTTTGTTTTATGTTTATTAAACTCTCTTGAAATTTCTCCACCCTCTAAGTATATACCACCCCAGACGCCCCATTCTTTTCCAGATACCCCATTAGCAAAACAGACCTTTTTAACTGGGCACTGCTTGCAAAGTGCATCAACGCCATGCCTAGAATCTTCCAGATCTTCATATTTATCAAAATATAAGTTTGTATCAAGACCTAAACATATAGCCTCATCTTTCCATAAATGCTGTTTCAAGGTTAATCCTTATACTTATTTGGTATATCCCAACCATTACGACCAGGCTTATAAACTCTATGTAAGTACCACTTGTTTTTTACTCTAATGCCCATAGGAGAGGTTTTTGCTGTATCGGATTCTTTTAAATCAATTACATCCCACGCATGCCAAATAAGGTTTTTATTTTTACTTACAATTTTTTCCATTGTATTTAAACTTCTAATAATCATTTTTTCTCCTAATATCTAAAAAGACCAACGTCAATGTTGCTTGCTTCTGCATTTAAAACCAATTTTGATTTTGGTTCTTTTGGATTACTTAAAAAAGCAAAATAATTAATTTGATTTATATTT